TCCTAACTCAACGCACTTCCAAAGCTTCCCACAACTGTGGAAAGACTCTATCCAAATGTGTCAATCAATCAAATCTCAAATCCATGAGTCATTGGATGTAAACGAGATGATGATGGGTAAGACTGGCAGTGGCCGTAAAAACAATGCAGCCGTTGGTGCTCAAATGCAAGAGTCGTCAGTATCCATTGTCGACCACGCTGAACGCTTTGAGGAGGAAATTCTCAATCCATTGATGGAGCGTTTCTTTGAGTACGACTGCCAATTCCGAGATAAAGAATTGACTGTGATCTCAATGGGTGAGATTGGTGTTGAAGCGCAAATGCAACAGATCCCAATTCAACAATGGGGGCAACGCTACTTCTTCCAATGGACTGGCACCGACTTTGTGATGAACATGCAACGTATGCAGCAACAAATTGCTACGATGAACGTGTTGCGAGGAATCCCACCACAACAATTAAATGGTCGCAAACTAGACATTACACCAGTACTTGAGATACTGGTTCAAAACGTATTTGGTAACGAACTTAGCAATCGCATCTTAATTGACGAACGCAATAAGTTTACTGTAAGCCCTGAGATCGAAGATGAAATGATGGTCAACTTTATCGCAGTGGACACCCATGAAGCCGATGACGATGTAGAGCACTTGCAAAAGCATCAATTGGCAGCTCAAATATCAGGCGACCCAAGCGGTATATTCCGTGGCCACATACAGAAGCACATGGAACAATTACAACGTAAACGTCAGATGGCGATGGCTGCTCAACAACCTCAAGGTATGCCAGGTATTCCTGGCGGTGCTGGACCAGGTGTTGCGGGTACTCCACGTATGGGTGCTCAACCACAGCAACCTCGCCCTGGCCAAAACCCACCTGGTGCGATCCCACAAGACAATATGATCGGTGCGCCAGCTAGGTAACTTGAGAGCTTAAATTATGACTGCCCCAATTGAATATAATGTCCCGATAACGCCTGATACCGCAGTTAAGATGGCGTTGAGCATGACAACGCAAACGCTTTACTACGTAGACAACAACGGTAATGTTCAGATTTTAGCAAGTGTGGCCGCCAATGGTGGTAACTTTACTAACGTCAACATCACTGGCGGTACTATTCAAGGTGTTGCTTTAACCATTGATAGTTTAGACTCAACCCCAATTGGTGCAAATACTCCATCAACTGGTCGGTTTACTACGCTTACTAGCACAGGTTTAGCAAGCTTTAATAGCTTGTCTACAGCTAATGCTACTATCACTGGCGGTTCAATCACTGGCGTGTCACTTACCCTCGATAGCTTAGACAATACACCTATCGGTGCAGCAACACCGTCCACTGGGAAATTCACAACATTACAAGCAAGCGGTGTGATCACCAGCACACTCGCTACAGGCACAGCCCCATTTAGTATTACCAGTACAACAGTTGTCCCAAATTTGAATGTATCACAATTGTTGGGTAATACTTGGGCTGTACCAGGCGCAATCGGTAGTACGACACCTAATAGCGGTGCGTTTACCACAATATCTACAAATACAGTAACGAGTGTTACGCCAGTACTAGGGTTCAATGCCTCTAATACAAGTTATGCGTCAGGTTCAACGGTCGCTAATAATTATTTGCAAACTATATTGCAAAATAAATCGGGTACAACTGGTGCATCAACTAACTATGTGTTGAGTAATGACCTAGGTACTGATTCAAGCTACTACGGTGAGTTTGGGATGAATAGCTCAGTGTTCTCAAGTGGAACACCAAGTGACTTTTTCTCAATCAACAATGGTGTGTACTTCTCAGGCCACGATGGTGACATAACTTTTGGTTCAGGTAACGGCTATAAGTCATACTTTGCTTGGGGTGCCACTGGCGCTTCAGCTCACGTTATTAATACGTCAGGTGCGATTGGTCTATCAACTAACTTAGGTACTACACCTGCATTGTCAGGCACTACTGGCTTTGGTACTGCTGGTCAGGTAATGATTAGTAACGGTTCAGGTGCCGCAAATACTTGGTCGTCAACCCCAACATTAATCGGTACAAACTTTACAGGTATTCCTAACGGTGCGTTGACTAATAGCTCAATTACTTTTGGTGCAACGGCTGCGGCTTTAGGCTCAACGGTCAGTGCTTTCAATGCTATAAGTATTGGTGCAACAACCGCAAGCACTGGCGCGTTCACTACGCTTAGTGCATCAAGCACGGTTTCAGGTGTGGGTTTCAGTAACTACCTAGCTGCACCACCTGCTATTGGATCAACAACAGCAAATACAGGCGCATTTACAACATTAAGTGCGTCAAGCACGATTTCAGGCGTGGGCTTCAGTAACTACTTAGCTGCACCTCCTGCCATTGGTGGTACAACACCTGCCGCAATTACAGGTACAACTATTACAGCTAATACGCAATTTAGTGGTGCTGGTACTGGGCTAACTGGTACAGCCGCAGGATTAAGTATTGGGGGTAACGCCGCAACTGCAACCACAGCAACTAACATTTCAGGAATTGCAGCAGTTGCCAATGGTGGTAGTGGATCATCAAGTTTGACGGCAAATAGTGTAATGTTAGGCAATGGGACGGCGGCTTTATCTGGAAATATGGTCGCCCCAGGAGCGTCAGGTAACGTATTAACTTCAAATGGTACAACTTGGACAAGTGCGGCGGCAAGTGCAACAGGTTTAGGTTATGGTCAAACTTGGCAAAACGTATCAGGTAGTCGTGCAGCAAATACAACTTATACAAACAGCACGGGTAAGCCAATATTTGTTTATATGGAAGCTGGCGGTTCTTCTAGCTGGGTCAATATTAATGGTACACAAACTCAAACTTTCCCAGCATTTTCTGCAATTACTTTAGTAATTCCTAACGGAAACACTTATTCTATTCAAACAGTAAATAGTGGTGTATTTTGGATGGAATTACGATAATATATAATGACCAACCCGTAACTTAATTAAAGAAGGATGACTAAAATGATTTTTAATGTGACTACCGAAGAAGCAAATGTATTAATCGCTGGCTTGGCTGAATTACCATTTAAAACAGCAGCGGGTTTGATTAGTAAGCTTCAATTTCAAGCGCAACCTCAATTAGCTGAAGAAGCTGCTGTAACTGAGGCTGCACCAGTACAAACTTCTGAATCAGCAAATGCTGAATCAGTACCAACTCAAGGTGAATAAAATGGTTACTTTTGCTGAATTACAACAAATCGCTTCTGATGTCGGTCACGACATTGATAGCGAAGTAGTACAATTTTTAAATGCTGCTGAAGCATTATTTGCTTCACGTAAAGACGTGGCAGTCGATCCATTCAAAAAAGGTTTTGGTCAAAATGATCCAGTAAACCCAGTGGATGGTACGCCTCCTTCAGCTTTACCTGCTGGTGCTGACACAAGCACTACTACAGGTGGCTTTGGTGGTAACGACCCAATCTCACCAGCACTTGCAACGCTAGCTAATACAACTCCAGCTCAAACTGCGGTTGATGCTACACCTGCTGAGACTGCACCTGCTGAGACTGCACCTGTTGAGACTGCACCTGCTGAACCACCAGTTGAGACAGTTGAACCACCAGTTGAGACAGTTGAGGCTCCAGTTGAGACAGTTGAAGCTCCAGTTGAGACTAAAGTTGATGCACCAGTTGAGACTGGTACAGTGGTGGATACTAATACATGAGATTAGTAGATGTAGACGAACCAATCATTGCCCGTGCATTTAGCTTTTTTTGGTTCAAACGTATTTATTTAGGTATAAGGTTTAAGCGATTGTCGCCGATGCAACAAACGGGGGCAGTCGCACATGAAGAAGGTCATTGTGAGTTACATCACTCTGAGAAAAGAATGGCATTATTATTCTTAATCGCTTGGTGGAACCCATGGTGGTTTTTACGTATTTGTCGGAACCATGAGTTAGCCGCTGACAAATATGCAGTCGACAAAGGCTATTCTCAACACTTGCTTAGTTTGTTATCAGCGTATGGAACGGATGGTTGGTTACATCCCCCACACCGAGAACGAATAATGGCTATTATTAGATATACGAGTACCCTCGCGTGATTCCCGTAAAGAGTCATTTCGCTGGGTTGGCGTAACCGACCAAAGGAGTAGTAATTATGTTTAATTTGTGGAAATTTTTACAGTTGTTAGTTTCACCGCATGTGGGCGATGATGACGATTTAGATCCTAATCCGAACGATGATGTAGATCCTAATCCGAATGACGACTTAGATCCTAATCCGAATGACGATGACGACTTAGATCCTAATCCGAATGACGATGACGACTTAGATCCTGAACCTGCACCTCGTGAAACTCGTGCTCAAAAAGAGATTAGAACCCTCCGTGAACGAGCACAAGCAGCGGAAGACGCTAAACGTAAGTTGGAAGCGGATTTGGCAACGGCTCGTAGCCAACCAAGTCAGCCACAACAACCAACGCAGGATCAAGTGTTGTGGGAGCAAGAGGAGCAAGTTTTACGCAATCCCGAAGCTAGTGATTGGCAAAAATATGCCGTTCAGTCAGCTCGTGAGGCCCGTCAAGCTCGTCAAGCATCTCAAAATGCAATTATCCGTGCTGAGGATTTAGCTGATAAATCTGCTTTTGACCGTATTCGTTCTGAAAAGCCTAAGTTGTATGAGGCCTATAAAGACCGAGTTGAAAGTATGTTGACCGAGATCAGAGGTCGTGGACAAAACGCTCCTCGTGAGAAATTGTTAGCGATTTTGGTTGGTGAAGATATGCTTGCGGGCAAATTAAAAACAACTGGAAGTAAGACCACAAGTGGCTCTAAACGTCCAGCGACGCCAGGTGCTCGATCAGATGTAAACGCTAGAGGTTCTAGCTCTATGTCTGAGGCTGAAAAGCGAGCAAAACGTTTAGAGAATATTCGCATCTAATGCAAATTTTTTCTAAGGAAACTAAAATGAAAGCTTTACTAAAAAATATGTGGTTATCTCTAGTGAGTTTAATCTCACCAGCTATTACTAACTATTCACCAGGTCCTTCAGGCCAAACTATCGCTAACGATATTGAGTTACACATTGCTGATGAAGTATTGCGTATTGCTCAACGTCAATTAGTGGCTTATCAATTCGGTCAACCGCTTAAAATCGACAAGAATACTGGTGTGACTTACACCGCTACTCGTTATGAGCGTTTACCACTTCCATTCGCACCATTGAGCGAAGGCGTTGCAGCAGCAGGTGAGTCAATCACAATTGCTCAAGTTAGCGCGACTGCTCAACAATGGGGTGACTTGGTTCGTGTGACTGACGTTGCCGATATGACTATCAAACATCCGTTGTTTAAACAAGCGATCCGTTTGATTGCTATCCAACAACCTGAAACTATCGAACGTAACGTATTGAACATTCTATTGACAGGTACTCAAGTCAACTATGCAAATAGTAAAGCTAACCGTGCAGCATTGGTTGCTACTGACGTGATGACTCCAGTTGAAATTTCAAAAATCGTTGGTTCTTTAGAAACATTCGGCGCACCAACATTCAATGGCGATGAACGTATCGACATGATGATTGACGCTGATGCACGTACTAAAGCTTCATCTAAACCAGGTATCATGCCTCACTATGTTGCATTGATTCATCCATTGGTTGCTCAAGATTTGCGTCAAAACTCTACTATTGCTACTGCATGGTCATACAGCGACATCAATCGCTTGTATAACAATGACCTTGGCGAGTGGGGCGGCGCACGTTTCTGCAAAACCAATATGATGCCTTACTGGACTGGTGTAGCTGCCGTTACTGGTACTCCAGCAACAACTGGTGGTGCTTTGGCTGCTGGTACATACTACATTCAAGTGACTGGCGCTCCTACAGCGACTTCAGTTGAACAACGTATTTACCAAGTATCAGGTGCATTGACAGTTGGTGGTTCAGGTGCAGGTTCTATCAGCGTAACATTGCCAACATTGGCAGGTTATGTGTTTAACGTGTACATCGGCACAACTGCAAGCCCAGCTAACTTGGGTCTATCAGCTTCAGGTCCTTCAACTGGCCCATTAGCTGGTAACGCAACTCAATTGGCTTCAGGCTCAACAGTAGTTATCACTGGTACTGGTGTTGCACAAACACCACCTGCTGCACCAGCAACAGGCGTAACAGTGTTCCCAACATTATTCTTCGGTATGGACGCTTATGGCCAAGTATTGCTTGATGATGTGGAATACAACTACTTGCAAGGTGCTGATAAGTCAGATCCGATGAACCAAACTCGCGTTGTATCTTGGAAGATGATGTACGGTACTATCATCTTGAACAATGCGTACATGGCTCGTACTGAAGCAAGCTCAGCATTTAGCGTAGGCTACACTGCTGGTACTGCGTCAGAATAATGACGTAACCTTAAGGGGGGCTTCGGCCCCTCTTATTCACTAAGGAGCAAGATCATGTCACAAGAAAATACAAAATTATCACTACCTAAAACTGAAAATAAAGAAGTCACATTAGCTGAGTTGCAGTCACAGATTGCGGCCCTTCAAGCTCAGTTACTTCAAGAGCAGGAAGCACGTAGTGTTGCTGAAAGTAATGCGTTAGCCACAGCCGAAGCTGGCATGTATGTGGGCAATAGCGACGAACAACCAACAGGTAAAACTGTAAAGATTAAAAAATGCACCAACCCTTGGGAAACCGACGAACGTAAGCAAAAATTCGTAGAGGTTGATGTACCAACTTATTTTTATCAGATACAATTGCCAACAGGCGCAGGTATCTCACTCACAACTAATGGTCAAGATTATTTCCATAATGAGACCTATACCGTTGACTTGTATACACTGACCGATTTAAAGAGCCGTATTGCTCGTTGTTGGGACCATGAGAAGTCAATTCATGGCGACAATGAAAATGCGTATCGTCGCCCAACAAATCGCCATTTTATGGGCAAAACACGTTAATCTAAGGAGTATGACCAAATGACTAAGAAAGAAGAAGGCACGTTGCAAGGCGCTTTAGTAACTGGTAATTTCAGTATTCAAGCGACTATGCCAAATGGTAAAACAATCAACGTTAGTGGCTATTTATACGAAGGTGAGTCAGTCGAGTCTGTGAATAACCGTGTAAATTTATTCCACGACATTGTAGATCACCAGCGTACTCGTTCTGAGATTCCTGAATTGGAAGCTCGTCGTGACCAAGGCGTACAAGCTCTAAAACAAATGAAAGAGGTTTTAGAAAATCTTGAGTCAAAACAAAAGAATGGTGCTAAACTAACGTCACAAGAAAAGCTTACTATTCAAAACATGGGTACTAACATTACTCGCGTTACTGAAGATATTGAGAAAGGTGAGCTGGCCATTTCTGAAGCTAAGAAAAAGGTCGGTTTAGGCTAATATGAGTTACACCGCAGCACAGATCGTTGCCGATGCTCTAGCGATAGCTAAGTGTCCAGGGTTCACCGCACAGGGGGGCAGGGCGTTGAATTTTGTGCTCGACGATCTTGTGCTGCACCGTAACTTAAAAGTTAATTTAATCACTACAAACTTAATTATTCCTGCTTATAGTAATGGCCCGTTTCCATTAGAGGCCAATTACTTAAGAACATACGATATGTTTTATGAAATTCAAGGTGAGCCTTATTTCTTAAATCCAGCATCGTTAAAACAATTCGACTCTGAGACACAACAAGTCAGCTTGGCAAACTACCCTTACGAGTGGGCTAGTGACCTTTCAGCCGTAGCGACTGGTGGCTTAGGTCAGCTTTATATCTACCCTCAATCGGCACAAAACATAACTGTTACCCATCGTTATTATTTGCGTCAAAACCCAATTACAAATCCTGAAACCAGCTCGGCTATTCCGTGGTTTTCAGACCAAGACTACCTGATTGAAGCCACAGCGATGCGTATGATGCGTATCACTGACGACTCTCGCTACAATGCGTGGGTGGCAATGTGTGACAAGATGCTTGAAGCTCATTTACTTACTGAAGGTGACGAGCAACAAGTTGTTAAAGAAGTGCAATTAGACCCTCGCCGATTCCGTATTGGTGGTTCTAACCGTCCAACGAAACTTGACCCTTGGTAAATTATGCCTATAGCAGATTCAGTACCCGTCAGATTTACTCCGAAGGGATTAGCTGACGCCTACGATGCAACGGATGTATTCCCAGGTGCATGTCGTAAGCTATCAAACTTAGTATTTGACCAATCTAACCCTGAGATTGTAGTTGCTAGACCAGGCGTTGATGGAGGTTTCACTTCTTTTGCAGGGTTCACAACACCTGGTTTCATTTCTGTTCAAATTACCATTGGTAACTATATTTTTGGTATGGTAGCCACAGGACTTACTGCGGGTAAAGACCAACCATTTTGTTACAACATTCAAAACGGATCATTTATTACCATTAGCGGTGTTACGGCTGGTAATTCTGAAGGTCGTCCAACATCACCGCCAACCACAGGTGCTTGGACACCGCCAAGTATTGCAAGTATTGGTTCTAAACTTATCATTACTCACCCTGGGTATAGTGGTACTGGTACGTCATTCTTCGGTGTGATTGACATTAGTAACCCTGCAGCACCAGCATATAGCACCATGAACACAACAAGTCATGGTTTACCTAGCGTCCCAACTTTTGTAGCTAACTTAAACAACCGAGCATACTTTGCTTGCGGTAACGTTGCTTATTACAGTGACTCACTCAATCCAACTGTAATGACAAACGCAGGTCAGTCATTGACATTAGGTGACACTAGCCCAATTACCGCATTATCAGGGCTACCTGTGCAAACTACTTCCGCAGGTGTTATTGCTGCGCTTATTGCATTTAAAGCAACTCAAATTTGGCAAATTACGGGTGACTCAGCAATTACGGGATCATTATCGCTTAACTATTTGTCGCTTAACATTGGATCAGTATGTCCAAGGTCAGTTGTACCATCACCATTAGGGACATTCTTTGCTGGCCCTGACTCAGCTTATTTGGTTAATGCTTTTGGTGCAGTAATGCCAGTGACTTACCAAGACGGTTATGGTGCGACACCTGATATTAGACAACCTTTCGGATACATTACTCAGCCTACACGTGTTGCGGCAGCGTTCGCTGGCAACATTTATCGCATCTGTATTCCTACCATTGTCGATGGTGTGGCTGGCACATACGACTACTGGTTTGATACGCGTAAAAAGCGTTGGAATGGCCCACACAGCTTCGTATATGACTGTGTATCGTCAGCAGGTAACTATTTCATACTTTCAGGGTATGGTAGTGGGGCAAAAATGTTTAACGGGTATGTTTACCCAAGCTCGTCAACCGTCTATAACGATAACGGGGTGACTTACAATGTAGAGCTTAAATCAGCGCAATTCCCAAAACGTGATGACATGGAAATGAAGCAGGTTGTGGAATCCACAATTGAGCTTTCATCTATCGGTAACGCAACTACGTATGCCATTTCAGCTTATGATGATAAAGGTAACTATATCAACGGTACTAACGTAACGACTGGTCAAGTTGGCGGTATTTGGGGGTCTAATAAGTGGGGCGATGGTACTTCATGGCAAAGCTCAACAATTTCACCTAGAACTTACGCAGTAAACTGGACAATACCGTTGGTATTCAATAAACTAGCAATTGACGTACTTGCGCCAGCATCCACATCCATTGCAATTGGTACATTCTATGCAAGGTATCAACGTACTGGCTACTTATTACAGGCTTGAGGTAGATTATGAGTAACATTATCAGCACATTTCCAACCACCTTACAAAATGGTACGGTTGAGGACGCAACTCAAGTAATGACACTGTTTAGCTGGATTCAAAACCAAGTAAACGGCAATGCTTGTGCCGCAACAAGTGGCTCAGGTATGCTTAAAGGTGATGGTTCAGGTAATACACTCCCTGCCGTTGCTGGTGTGGACTTCACAACAGGCGCTCAAGTACAAAACTCAAGTCTTACATTCTTATCCTCGGTAGCAGGTACAAATACAATCGTTGGCACTTTAACTCCAGCTATTACAGCTTATCAAGCTGGCCAAATGTTTAGCTTCATATCAGCGGGCGCAAATACTGGCGCAGTAACTCTAAATGTAAACGGCGTAGGGGCCAAAGCTGTCACAAAATTAGGTAGCACAGCATTAGCTTCTGGTGACATCACAGCAAATGCTATTATCATCGTTCAATACGACGGTACAGAATTTCAATTAGTTGCACCTGCTGCATTAAGTGGTTTAGGGACAATGGCTTTCCAAAGCTCAAGCTCAGTGTCAATTACGGGCGGTTCAATTTCAGGAGTGAGTTTCACTGGCAACATCACTGGTAATGCCAGCGGTTCTTCAGGGTCATGCACGGGTAATGCCGCAACTGCAACACTAGCAGCTCTTGCAACGAATGTTACCAATGCTTTAGGGCAAGGTTCTCAAAGTTGGCAAGATGTAACTTCAAGTCGAGCGCTTTTAACTACATATACAAATTCCACTGGAGTTCCTATTGAAATTTCAGTTAGAGCTATTTCGGCAGGAAGTGGATCTTTTGATTTAACAGTTACAGTGGCAGGTACAACAGTTGGTCACATGACTACGTATTCTGCTAATGCTGGATATGGAAATCTAATCACTGCAATCGTCCCAATCGGGGCAACTTATTCAGTCTCAGCTAGTGGTGGTACAAGTGGCACTGGTACTTTAAGTCAATGGGTTGAATTACGTTAAGGAAAAAATTATGATTTATTATCAAAATCCAGCTAATCAAGAAGTTTTTGGGTATGACGAAACCGACCCAACGCAAAAACCTTATATTGACCAAGCAATTGCAAATGGCTGGGTAAATATTACTGGTAATTGGCCACCTTTACCTTCAGCGCCAACGGCTGAGCAAAATAAAGCAACTGCTACTCAATTACTTCTTGATACCGATTGGTCAGAAATCCCTAGTGTAAACGATCAGTCATTGTCACCACATTTAGATAATGGTGCTGCGTTTGTTGCTTACCGTAGTGCCATCCGTTCAATTGCAGTTAATCCCGTAGCTGGTGACATCGTGTGGCCAGCGCAACCGAAAGCTCAGTGGAGTAATTAAAAATGGAACACGATCACGTTAAAAACGCCATCGACATTGGAGCCATTGCTGGCTTAGCGGGGGTGCTAACTGGCATATTACCAGTCGTGACCACATGGCTTTCCTTCCTATGGGTTTGCTTACGGATATATGAGACCAAAACTGTTCAACGCTTAATTCACGGTAAACAAAATGACACAAATAACAACTCACTTTAGTCTTGAGGAGCTTATTCGCTCAGACACAGCGGTACGCTTAGGTATCGACAATACGCCTTCAGACGCAATATTAGCCAACCTTAATGTGTTGGCTCAAGGTTTAGAAAAAGTGCGTAGCTTGCTGAGCATATACAACAGCCCCCTCCTAATTAGTTCAGGCTATCGTTGCCCTGCATTGAATAAGGCTTTACATGGTGCGAGCAATTCAGCTCACATGGATGGTTATGCTGCTGATTTTACTTGCCCTGATCGTGGCACACCTCTCGACATCGTTAAACAGCTTGCCGCCTCAGACTTACAGTTTGACCAATTAATACAAGAAGGTACTTGGGTGCATATCTCGTTTGACCCTAAAATGCGTCGTGAAGTATTGACTGCTCATTTTGTGAATGGCGTCGCAACTTATACGAATGGTGCTTAATATGGATATGGGCAAACTTATTTCGATGATATTTCCAGTAATGGTCGCAGCCGTTGGTTGGATGATTACTAGCGTAAATGGTATGCAAAATGAGTTAGTCGATATTCGTTCTAAAATGCCAGCATTAATTACACCACAAGGTGTGCCTACTGATAGCCCTATTTCAGCGGAAGCTCGGAATAAACTTAAAGAAGAATTAAACGGTAAGATTGGCGAATTAAATGTGCGAATCCGTATATTAGAGGAACATGATAAGGAGTTTAAAAAATGAACTGGTTAGAACAAATTGCACCAACCATTGCATCATGTCTAGGTGGTCCACTAGCTGGATTAGCAGTAACCGCAATCTCTAAAGCCCTTGGCGTGAATGAGAATGATGTCAATAAAACTATCGAAAGCGGAAAATTATCTGCCGATCAAATCGCTTCACTTAAACAAGCTGAGTTGCAATTGCAATCTCAAGCCCAGCAACTAGGCTTAAACTTTGAGCAATTAGCGGTTCAAGATCGTAGCTCAGCACGTACTATGCAAGCTACCACAAAATCATTGATACCTGGCGCGTTAGCTATTTTTGTGACCTTCGGCTTCTTTGGTATTCTTTACGCATTGATGGCGGGATATGCTACTAAGTCTGACGAGCTAATGATTATGCTTGGCTCATTAGGTACCGCTTGGACTGGCATTATTGGGTTTTATTTCGGGTCATCTGCTGGCAGTCAAGCAAAAGACCAATTGCTACATCAATCGACACCTGTGGCGAGCTAATCATGGTTACTAAAGTCGCACGCCCAGCAATTAAAACTAGCTCAGGTAAAGTTGTACCAGCCCCACGATTAGGGTTGCAACATAAAGACATTGACGCTGAAGGTCAACGTGGCTTCTTACTTAGCAATGGCAAATTTGCTAATCGTGGTGAAGCTGCTAAAGTAGCTAAAGCAGCAGGTCAAGTAACTGGTGTACAATCACTACATAGTCACCATTTACCCGAATATAAAGCTAAACACAGAGGTAAGAGCAAATGAGATTTGAGGACACAGCGTATATCCCTAAAGGTACTTCAACAACTGAAGTTGACCGTATCTTAAAAGAAGTTGGCAATGTTGACGTTATTCATCATTTCAACTCAGGGGTTTACGCTAAAGAGGTGCATGTCCCCGCAGGTAGTAAGTTATGCCAACATAGCCACACGTTTGACCACATGAGCATTTTAGCAAGTGGTACAGCTAGGGTTGTGGTTGATGGTGTGGCTGCGGAGTTTACTGGCCCTCAATGTTTGACGATTGAAGCAAATAAGCATCATTCCGTCGAAGCCCTCACCCCAGTCGTTTGGTTCTGCGTCCACGCAACCGATCACACAGACGTTGAGAACGTGGATATGATGCTTATAGAGGAACGCTGCAATGCTTAAAATTCACAAAATGCTAATTGCGATTATTAGCCCGTCATTTATTAGTGCCATCGCAGGGCCAGTTTTAGGTTCAGTGGCAGGTAATGTGGTCGGGGGTTTATTGGGTGGTGGCGATAGCCAATACTCAGGTGGTGGCGCACCTGCTTATCAACCAACATGGCAAAGCGGTGCCGATACTGCATGGCAACAAGCGTATGGTCAAAACCAAAATATCGTCAACCAAGCGTATCAAGGTGCGAACCCGTTATTCCAACAATCATTACAACAACAAAATGCAATTAATTATGACCCATACCTACAAGCATACGGTCAAGCAGGTAACTATTACGGTCAAGGCGCTAATGTGGCTGGTCAACAAGCTGGTGCTTACGGTCAGCAAGCAGCTTTATCTAGCCAGCAGCAACAGAATTTGTACAATGCTGGGAACCAAGTCTATCAGACTGCGCTTGACCCACAAAACGCGCTATTCCAGCAAACGCAACAGCAACTAACCGAACAGGTCAACGCGGGTCAAGCAATGCGTGGCTTGGGTAACTCTGCTGTGGGCGGCGCTGAATACAACCAATCAATGCAAAACTTTGACATTGCATGGCAAAATCAACAATTAGCCCGTCAAGCACAAGGTCTTGGTGCAATGGCTCAAGGTAGTCAAGCGGGTGGTGCTCAAGGTCAATTGACTGGTGCTAACCTAGCTGCACAAGCGGGTGCTTATGGTACTGCTGGTGGTTATCAACAACAAGCTGGTCAAGTGCCATTATCAGCACAGCAATACGCCGCGCAACAACCTGGTGTGGTCGGTCAGCAATACGCTCAGCAAATGGCTGGCTTGCAAGGGCTTAATGCTACTAACATGAACCAAGCTCAGGCTTACATGGGCATGGGTCAAGCTGCAAGTATGAACGCATACAATCAATATGCTGGTCAGCAAGCAGTCA